ACAATTTCTTCGGTGGCGAGGACATGTGCGACCCCGAATCTGCGCGCGTAGCGATGCGTCATGTATGTGACGCAGAGGAACGCACGCATGTCCGGACGGAGTACATGTCGGCGCCGACGTTGGGGGTGCTGTTAAAGCACCTGAAACGTTACGACGCACCAGACTATGGTGTGCTTACCTCAGCTGCAGGAAGTGTAGGGGTCGCAGCTGCATGGCTGCGAGCTAGAGAGTGGTTAGGAGAGCGTAAGATCTGGAAGGGACTGGAATGGGACTTCTTAAGTGACGAGAGTATGACCTCGTACCCCGGCATTTACTGGCGACGACAAGGAAAACAAGACAAGGGATCGGTGGAAGACGAAGCTCTCCGCGAAATGTGGGCCGCCTCGGCGGCCATCATGCGCGGTGAGCTCGTCGAGCCACGCCCGTGTGCAATGTTCGGTCGCGGTAAACGTGTCGCCGGTACGTTTGAGTCGCCTGTTGTCGCTGAGAGGAAGCAGGGACGGCTCGTTCTGGCTTGCGATGTACGTGACCACCTCATCATACTGCCGTACGCGAACAGAGTGTTCGAGTACCATGCGAGTAACGTCTACCGGACGAACATCATGTTAGGCATGTCTTGGCAGCGTCGGGGGGGAACGATGTTCCTCTACAACATAGTCGTCGACCTCCTCCCTCATTACGGGGAGCGAGTCGACTGGTTGGCCGACGCGGACGTTAAGATGATACCGCACATGGATGAGACGGTGGACCGCTTCATGGCCCTCAAGGAGCACGAGTACAGGTACTTCTCTTTAGATATACGACGTCAGGACGCCTCGACGAACTCAGAACAGATGGATCTGTTCTTCGAGTTCATGAGACGGACCTGGCACGTACCTAAGGGGAAGTTGAGTCGAAGGTTCGGACGCCTCATGCGATGGATTCGGAACTACATAGTACACACGCCCATAGCACTACCTGACGGTCAGGTGTGGCAGAAGCACAAGGGAAATGTCTCAGGGAGTCCCCTGACGACACTCCTCAACTCCTACACAGCTGAGATGACGGTGGCCGTGGCGGTTGTGGAGCTGTGGGGACTGGAGGCATTAGAGCACGGGGCGATGCGGGTCTACGGCGACAACATCGTACTCGCGGTCCGCGAGGTCGACGCGATATTTGGA